GCCCTGATTCCACACCTGATCAAGAACCCATTCCGCACCAGCCCGGGTCTTCCCCGTCCCTCGGCCACCGGAGAACAACCATACGAGCCAGTTGTCGCCCGGAGGAGGGCATTGCGATGCCCGGGCATGGCGGCATGACGGAACGTGTTCCCCATCCATCTCATCATCGCACCAGTAGAAATTGGGATGCGGATTGCCATTACAATCGGGAATACCGCAGTAGAACCGACGGACCGGTTTGTTCAATCGCAAATCAAGATTGTCACGGATCAGGAGCCTTGCCGAATCCGGAGCCGCCCGGAACGCTTCGATCCGCTGCTGCTTCGTGAAACTCTCAGGTGACTCTAAGACCTGCTGGACAGTAGGAGCCATCCGATCACCTTACGCTTCGGTAGACCGGCGCTCCAACAACGCTGACAGCTTCTCCTCGATCTCCTCAGCGGAAACCGTAGTCTCGATCGGGCCACCGGCCGGACCGCTGATCTCCGTGCGGTTGAGCCGTCCCCAACGCTGCGGATGCGAGCGCTCTAGGAACCACGCTGCCGCCTGCCACGTTCCTTCGTTCGCTGCCTTGTTGATCAGGACAACGGATCGGACCTCGGCTGATGCCCGGGCCTTTTCTACTGCGTCTACAAACTCTGCAAAGATCGTTTCGTTTTTGTTCGGTTTCTCACCTGCGGTTAGGCGGTCTCTTTCGATCCTGCCTCGTTCCATCCAGTTGTAGAACGCTGCTGTGCTGACTCCGGCGTATGCGGATGCGGTGTCTTGGTAGTTACCGGCTTGAAGTGCGGTAACGATTTTGTCTTGTGTTTCTTGATTGAGTTTTGATGGTCTTCCCATGATTTCAGTATCCTACTCCGGTTAGCGTGCGGCTCGATGCCGGAGGATCAGTTCGTTTTTGCGTTTCGGGTGGTGGCGTAGAAGGTCGGGCCATCTCGCTATAAGCATTTCGTTCACTTGAACGTCGAGTTCGTCGGACCTGTAGTCCTGACATCCGCCTTTGTTTGTCCAATGGGCGTATGTGGGGAGTAGTTCGTCGCAGCGGGCAACAAGTCCGTATCGGGATATGTGCTGGCACGTGTATTCGTAGTCTTCTCGTACTGCGGCCATCACGTCGAACCGTAGGTCGGTCGGTTTTGTGGCGAAGATGTGAGCGCAGATGAAGTGAGTGGTCTTGATTTCACCTTTCGAGAAGTACGCGTTAGGGGTTGGGGCGCAACCGGCAAGTCTTGCCCCGGTCTTCCTCATGCCTTCGCTGAGTACGCGTACGTAGTCGGTGAAGGTTCCTTCTTTGGCTTTACCCGTGGCGAAGTCGTATGTCTGGAGTTTTTTTGGGTCGTCATCGGATTGGATACAGATCAGTTCCCGTTCAAACGCGTGATTGAGGGCAGCGTTCCGGGCGACGGGTAGAGGTCTCTCCCCTTCGGGTGTGGCAACCTCGATGACAGATGTCGCACCGGTTTTCTCGTAGCTTTCCCCTTGGCCTTCAGGGACCAGCCAAGTGACTTCGTATGGTGCGAAAGTTTTCGTTACGTTTTCTACGTTTTCGGGGCGATTTGATGACGGTGTGTATACCCCGAAATTGGTGTTCTCTAAGGTTGACATTAGATCAATCCGTTCTTGCGTTGGCGGTCCATGAGATTCTCGGCTTGCGTCGTCCTCTGCCTTTGCGCCCATTTGAGTTCTTCTTCAACTGGCAGGCACTTGCTCATCTTCGAGACTGAGTAATAGACGGCAGAGATCCGGTATCCGTTCTTGTTCCTCGCTATCGGTGTGACACCGTGGAGGATCTGTGATCCCGGGAAATAGATTACGTCCCCGTCCCGACAGTCGATAGTCAGGTTGTATTCAGGGAGATGGAGGTGTCCTCCACGCGCATCCCTACGAACCACGATCATCGCCGACCATGAACCGGCGAAGTTGTTCCTATCGAAGTGATAGTAGAGCGCTGAGGTTTCATTGATCACTCCGGAAGTCCACGGAGTTCCCGCCATACGCCAATCGTCGCCAACGCCTAAAGCAGCGTTCCTAGTGAAGTGCGCTTGTTCAGGGAGAGCGTCCTCGAATGTTTCCCATATCGGGGATGCGGCTCTTTCAACGACAGCGTGAACTTTTGGTTGTTTATGCGCGAAAGTGCAAATGGAACAGGCGGCTCTCCGCAATACCGGGGTGCGTCCCGTGAATCCGAAGTTGGTATTCACGTTTTTCATCCCGGATGCCCGATTGTTCAGACCGAACTTCACTTCCCGCATCGCCCTACGGTATTCACCGAGGTCTCCTGCGTATCCTCCGACGAACATGATCGGTAGGTTGGTTGCGGAATCAACAACGGTATCCCCACGCAGCACCGGGTCTGGTTCGTGGTGGACGACTTCCTGATCCACCATTGATTTAGCTTCATCCCGGGACAAGGTTTTTTCGACCTTGTGGATCATTCGGGCGGAGCCGTTTCAACGCGTTCTGCGAGGAGCATCACGATCAGGTCGGCGATGGATTCAGCGCCGAGTTCGGCACGGACAGTTTCTGAGGACGCTGCCACCCACTCGAACAGGTCGAGCCGGTAGTCAAGGATGATTGACCGGATACCACGGTTCTTGTATTCCTCTTTACGTTCCGCCCAATTCGCTTCTGTAGAAGTGTTCACGATGTCCATGATCGTGTTCGTTTCCACATGGCCGGATTCTTCGAGCAGGGCATTCAGGTCGTCGAGGGCGTCCATGTCCCAGCCGGTCCCGTCGAGGCTTGATTGTGTGGCGAGATCGGACAGGAGCGTTGCGAGGGAATCGTTGTCGTAGAAACCGAGATCCGATGTGCGGTTATCTGCGAGGAGGATTCGTTTTGCTGTCTCGGCATCAGCTTCAACCGTTGTCACAAGAATAGTTTCCCATTTGAGTTGTTTCGCTGCTTCTAGACGGTGAGAACCGGCGATAACGGTCCCGTCTTTCAGGGCGACGATAGGGGAATACTGTCCGTTCATTTTCAGGGATTCAGCGATTGCGTCCACGTTTCCGCGCCGGGGATTGTCCGGATGCGGATGGAGTTCTGTTACGGGACGTTGGGTTGTGATGGGATTGAGTTCAGTCATGTTGTTCACCGTAGTTGATTAGAAGTCCCGGTTGAAAGCGCCGTGACCTTGATTGGGACTGACGGACCATGAGCCGTCAGGTAGTTGTAATCGGTTAGCAATTTCTTGTTCCGGTTGTGATCCGAGTTTGCTGCTCCACAGGTTGAACAGATCGGATTGGAGTTTCAGGCTCCAGCGGTCAACCTTGATCTTGATGTCTGTGATGACGGGTTTGGATGGTTTCCCTAGTGAACTTGCGATGAGATCGTCGAGGTCATCTCCGTCGAACCCTGTTCCGTGGAGATCGTGCCGGTTTGCGTTCAACATCGCGATGAGCGCATCCGTATCGTATGTTGCGAGATCGGCTGTCCGGTTATCCACAAGGACGATCTTCCGTGCCTCATCCTCATCCACATCCACGAACGTGACGGCGATCTGATCCCAGCCTAACGAGCGAGCAGCCTGCCAAGTGTGATTCCCGACGAGGATTGTGTTGTCCCGTTTGTTCACGACGATGGGACGGTACTGCCCATTCACGGTCAAGGATTCGCTGATTGCGCCTACGTCGCCCTGTCGTGCGTTCCCCTCATACGGGGAAATCGTGTTGATGTTGATCGTGACCGCAGAGATGGTTGACAGCTTCACCGGGGTAGTTTCCGGGTCGGAGGCTTTCGGTTTGTTGCGCTGGGGCAGGTCGAGCCTCCTGCGGATGGTCTCCTCGGGGCGGAGGGTGTGCTGCTCGATCGGCATGGCCCACGCGTCGAAAGGATCGCGTTCGACGGTCATTCGGTATGGGCCGACGTTGATGTCGGCGTCGAAGCTGCCGAAGCCCTCTTCAGGTTTGCCCGAGCCGACCGTGGTCGGGGCATCCCACAAGCCCTCTAGAGCGTCGAGATCTCCCGGTGAGTAACCTGTGTCGCCCACATCACCGCAAGCCTTCAGGAGAGCAATAAGGAGGTTCTCGTCGTAGTTGGCTAGATCAGAGGCCCGGTTGTCAACGAGGGTGATCTTATCTTCACCGGACTGATCGACATCAACCCACGAGACAGCGATCTCGCTCCAGCCGAGTTGCTTTGCTGCCTGCCAAGTGTGATTGCCAGCAAGGATGCGACCGGTGCGCCGGTTCGCCACGATGGGCCGGTACTGCCCATGAGCAGCGAGGGACTCGGCTATCGCAGCCACATCACCGCGACGGGGATTCTTGAGATGCGGTTTCACATCACCGATGTCTACAGTCTCGGTGGCAGCAACAATCCGTGAATCCATAACCACAGGATAACCAGTTTCAGGGCCACACGCGAAACGGTCCCCGGTTGTTCCTTTCGGAATCCGAGGACCGCTGAAAAGTTCAGGGATTGAGGAAGATCCTTGTTCATGCCTCCGTTTCGCCGAATGTGTCAATGAACGAGCGGATGATCGATTCGGACTCGTCTGCCGAATTGACCGGTTCGGTGTTCCATCCACGGACTGATGCGAAACGTGCATCGTTTGTCTTGCTGCGAAGTACCCGTTGGATTGCGTCGGTGAGCTTTTCGACGGTCAGACGCTCAAGCAGGTCGGGCAGGTTTTCGGTGGAGACGTAGCCAAGATCCATGAAGCCACGTTTGGTCTTGATGTTACGGACCCAGATGGTCCAGCTACGGTTGTCGCCATCGCCACACACCGGACCTGTGAAGTTACCGACGTAACCAAGCTCCATTGTGATTCCGTATTCTTCGAACCAAACACCGGTTTCGTATTTGATTTCGTCGTGTGCGATGTTGGCAAAAAGGGCTTCGTTGGAAAGGGTGGGTGTCATGTTGTTGGCTCCTGTTGTGGTGGTGGACGTTGTTGCCATGTGAGTAGCTTACATCGTCGGGATCAGGTTGTCAACCCCGGTTAGGGGTTTATTCCAAACAATCCACCTATCAGGGCAAATGCAATCAAACGATGCCAGCGACGTTGGCGAACATCGTTTGTATCGTTTATTTTCGACTGCCCCGGCTCGCCATCCGCACCAGTAGGTCACCGAGAAGAGTTCCGGCTTCAGGGTCAACCGGTGTCCCGTCCGTGGCGGCATCAACGATGATTCGTTTATTGGCTATGAGTTGGGCGATGTCCTCATCAACGGTTCCGAGGCAAACCATGTTCCATGCGGTCACGCTGTCCGTCTGTCCAATCCTATGGCAGCGATCGGCAGCTTGATCCATGTCCGCCGGAGTCCATCCCTGTTCGACGAACAGGACATCGGACGCAGCGGTCAGAGTGATCCCGACTCCAGCAGCTTTCAAGGAGCAGGAGATCACGAGTTGGTTCTCATCGTTCTGGAACTTATCGACGGAACGCTGCCTCTCCCCGATATCCATCCCGCCGGTCACGGCACATCCGTCAGAGAATTCTTCTGCGAGTAGATCCACGATCTCCCGGTGATGTGCGAACGTAACCAGTTTCGCTCCCGTATCCGTGAAGTCCTTGACCCAATGCCGGAGAGCGCTGATTTTCGCTTTCGCTGCCAACCTTTTCAGCATCGTGATCGCAACCAAGTGTTCGGCGGCGGATGCGCGTATGGATTGCTCCCATGCTGCTCGATGCGCCTCTTCTGTTGTCGCACCGGCTGACTCTGCCGCTTGCCTTGCGCGTTCCGCCACGAAAGAAACGATGTCCTCTTCAGCGTCCCGGTATTCCTTCATCACGGCAGGATCACCATCCACCATGACAGTCGTCCAGCGTTTCGGAGGAAGTTCCTTGAGGACATCATCTTTCCGTCTCCGGACCATGCACGAGGAACGTAACTTCCGGTTCAGTTCCGGGAGGTTCCTCCCTCCCCCGTATTGCTTCTTGAAAGCACCTACCCCACCGAACTCGCCGATCCGATGTAGGAACCGGAGTTGAGTAACAATCTCCCCCGGGGAGTTCACGACTGGAGTCCCGGTCAGGCATACCCTCACGGCATCCTCGAGCATCCTGTCTGATAAACGGATTGCCGCCTGCGTCCTGATCGTCCGACCGTTCTTGATGTAATGCGATTCATCGAGGACTACAGCGTTCGGGCAGCGCACATCATCAACCCAACCGGCGAGTATGTCGTAGTTCATGATCACGATGTCCGCATCAACTTCGTAGGGTCTCATGCCTTCGACGATGACAACGCTACGACCCGGAAGCCAGTTCAAGGCTTCTCTCTGCCAATTGAGTTTCAATGAGGAAGGGCAGACGATGATCGCAGGGAAAGATTCGCAGGCTTCAAGGACAGCTAACGCTTGAACTGTTTTACCTAACCCCATCTGATCGGCGATGAGAACTCCTCCCATCATTGCCTGCCGATGTACGGCTTCAGGGCTTCATCCACTTCTGCGATGATGCGTTCATGGACGAAGACGTATTCGTGCATGAGCAGTCCGGCGAGTTTGTGGTTCTCTGCTTCCAGTAGCCCGATGTAGTTAGCAAGGCTTTTCAGCAGCGGAATATCCTTCTCGAAACCATCGGTAACGATCCTCATGACCGGATGCCCACATCCCAAGCGGACTCGAGTTTTTCCACAGCGCGTTTCAGGGTGGAGCGATTAGATGAGCGTTGGATGCCCAGCTCTTTCCACTCCGCCATGATCTGATCGCAGGCTTCCATGATGATGTCGTATTGCGCCACAGTCAGCAGCACTTCAAACTTCCGTCCGTCTGACAACTTGTCATACTCCTTCGGGTATTGGTTTTCCCATAGCTTTCATGGCGTACACGACCCCGGCTTTCTGGAAGGGCAGGAGTTCACCGTTCAGCCCCGGGATTTGTATCTCTGCGGTTGATGCCGCTGACTCTGCGATCCTACGGATACTTCCCCGAGCCGGTTCCAATGCGCTCGAAGTGTCGCTGTCAATCCTTGCGTTGGTTGATACAACGAAGTCCGCTACCTCAATCGCGGCGTCAAGTCCTGTGGTCCACGCTTTACGCTTCGGATTCCACTTGATACCCGGGATGTCTTTGACCCGGGCGATCAGGTCGCGATCGTAGTGGAACTGGATCAGGAACAATCCTCCGACGATGATGGCTGTTGGCCGTATCTCAGGTTCAACATCCGGGATGAGGCTCACATCATCTGATTGTTTGATGTTGTGGCGCTCGCCGAACTGACGGACAAGGCGGATGACATCAACCGGGGCAGTCCAGCACAAATCCTCACTATTCCACTTCCGGCCCGGAATGTCTTTTACGGAACCGACGATAACGGGATCGTACTTGAATCTGATTATCAGGTTCTCCCCTGAGTCATCAAGGGTGATCCCGCTCGTGGTGGTCACCGGGTCACTTACCCCAGCGACAGTCCTTGTAGATTGCCTGTTCGGTTAGACCGGTCGTTTCGGCGAGGACACGGAACGGGACGTTGTTCTCGCGCATACGCCGCAGGATCGCTCGACGTTGTTTCCCGTACATCACGACCTGACGCTCATGTTCCCGCATCTTCAACGTGAGGGAACGGATCTGATCCAGTTCGTGTTGTGGCGCAACAGACTTGACGGTTTCTGTGTTCATTTTGTTTCTCCTTGGATTATGAGTACGAGTGCGTTGCGACCGATTTTCGGTGCTTCAAATGTGATCCTGCGAACGATGTCTGGAGTGTCATCTTCCAACACACCAGCGTCAACCAGACCGTCTATCGCTGCTTTCACAGCGGGATTACAAGCTGCCGTATCTTGGACACCGGAACGGTTCTTGAGCCACGGCTCGGCGGTTACTTCGCACCACGCGAGAGCAGGCGGACGGAGTTCTGTTGCGAGCAGGTGGAAAGCTGTGCGCCATTCTTTCGTCTTCTTGGCACGATCCCAACGGTTCCCGGATCGTTCGGCGTTAGTTGTCCACGGTCGTTCCGGGTACTCGATTGAGAATGAGATCATGCTCCTCCCCACGGTCTCCATCCCATCTGCTGCCAGTAGACAAGTCCGCACCGGAGGTTCTGTTCCGGGTCGAAAAGGGAATCAGGTTCCATTCCGCACTTTGCTCGGATGTTGTCGGCGAGCGTTCCCCATGCGTTGATCTGGAGGAGTCCCCGACTGTTGTCAAGCGTGGAAGGGCGATCTGCGAAAGCGCTCGGATTACAGCGGCTCTCACGATGAATGATGCGAGCAAGGTTGGCGAGGGTCTCTTCGGGCCAACCCACAGAACGAGCGAGGTCAATCCAGCAACCGTCATCATGAATGGTTTCTTGTACCACCTGTGGCGGAACCGTAACTACCGGCAGAGGCGGGAGTTGTACGGGATCTTGTACCGGAACTGCCGTGGTTGTGCT